GCCATCGGAGAGGATAGCGACGCTCAGACACCTGTGTCGCACTGACCTCTACTTCCTGCTCCGATATGCTTTCAACCGACCTGATGTACAAGATCCATGGCTATTTGCGAGATGTAGAGAGCTGGATGAACACCCGAATGGCTACCTCGATCTCTGGAGCCGAGAGCACTACAAGTCCACCATTATCACCTTTGCCAAGTCAGTACAGGACATCCTGGCTAGTCACGGTGACTCACCCTTACCAGAATGGAAGGGGAGAGAGGCTACACTGGGCATATTCAGCTTTAACCGAGGCAAAGCACTGGATTTCGTGGCACAGATCAAATCAGAGCTTGAAGATAACGAGTTCCTGAAAGGCCTATTCCCCGACATACTCTATGCAGACCCCAAGAGAGAATCTAAACAATGGTCACTGATGGGCGGGTTAATCGTAAGGCGAGATGGCAATCCCAAGGAAGCTACCCTGGAAGGCTGGGGATTAGTAGACTCCATGCCCACTGGCTCACACTTCTTCGGTCGTATCTACGACGATGTGATAACGGAGAAGTTTGCACGGTCGCCGGATATGATAGCGAAGACCACAGAATCATGGGAGCTCTCACTCAACCTTGGGGCACGAGGTGGTTATGAGCGTTATATTGGAACCAGGTATAATTACAACGATACATACCGCGTACTCATGGCCAGAGATGCAGCCATACCTCGTGTATACCCTGCCACGGTGGACGGGGAGATCGACGGCGATCCTGTGCTGCTCACCAGAGAAGAACTTGTCAAGAAGCGCAAACTCATGGGACCCTACATCTTCGGTTGTCAGATGATGCAGGATCCCAAGGCCGATGAGGTATCAGGGTTCCTGAAGAACTGGCTGGTGTATTACCAGGAAGACCCTGGTGAGGGCATGAACTACTACATTACCGTGGATCCAGCAGGCGAGAAGAAGAAAGGCTCAGATTACACCGTGTTCGTAGTATGGGGATTGAACTGTGATGGCAATTACTACCTGGCTGATATGGTCAGAGATCGCTTCAACCTGATCGAACGTACCCAGACCCTGTTTAGATTGCACAGGAAGTGGAGTCCGAAGACCGTAGGCTATGAGAAGTACGGCAAAGACAGTGATATCGAGCACATTGAGGCGGAGATGAAGAACCAGAACTATCGGTTCATGGTCACGCCATTGGGTGGTAACCAGCACAAGAACGACAGAATACGCAAGATGATCCCACTATTCGAGAGCGGGAAGATATATCTGCCAGACGCGATATACTACACTGACTATCAAAACAAGGATCACGATCTCATCGAGGACTTTATCAATGATGAGTACGATGCGTTTCCAGTAGGGGTTCACGACGATATGCTTGATTGTATGGCTCGCATACTGGATTCTGACATGAATACGACATGGCCGAAGCCTGTGGAGAAGATTGACAGGTATAACCGCAAGCGCAGGAGAACCAGTTCATGGGTAACAGAAGGTCAAGCGTTGGTACAGAGACTCAGCTTCACACATCAAATCATGGAAGGATGAGGCATTCACCTGCTTCGACATGGTGGCAGGTCGCCAGTACACCGATTCAGAGAAGGCAGAGCTCGAAGAGAACCTCAGAGCCCCGATAGTATTCAACCGCATTGACCCCGTGATATCCGCAGTCAATGGCCATCAAATCAACAACCGGCAGGAAGTGCGTTATATCCCCAGAGAACAGGGTGATGTGAAGGTCAATGAGCTGTATACCGCTGCTGCCAGCTATGTGGACGATAATTCAGACGCCTATGATGAGATCAGTGACGCCTTCCATGATGCTTTGGTATGTGGCATGGGCTGGACTGAAACCCGTATAAGCTATGACGAAGACCCCGAAGGTAAGATCTACGGGGCTGAACGCATACCGTTCAATGAGATGAAGTGGGATCCATCCGCTAAGAAGCGCAACCTGGCTGATACCCGCTACCGTATCCGAGAGAAGTGGTGGGATAAGAGTGAGGCCGAAGAGAAGTGGCCAGCCATCAAGAAGATGGACGTAGCCGCATCCAAAGCCTGGGTGGATAGCCCAGAAGAGTTCGGTGGCGAGCATGATGCCTCAAGAGCCTGGATGTACGAGAATGACGCATCGAAGTGGTTCAAGAAGGAAGAGGACGAGATTCTGATCCTTCAGGTGCAGTATTACGAACTGGAGACGTTCTACCAGGTAGGTGATCCCCAGTCAGGCCAGTTGATTGAGCTCACCGAGAACAAGTTCAACAAGCTCAAGGATCGTATTGAGGCCATGGGCGCTCGATTCGTTAAGCAGAGACGCCGTAAGTACCTGCAAGCCTTTATCCTGGGTGATGAGCTACTGGAGCAAGGTGACGCACCCTGCAAGCATGACTTCACCCTCCAATGTATTACCGGCAAGCGAGATACCAACAAGAATCACTGGTTTGGCATGGTGAGAGCCATGATCGACCCACAGAAGTGGAGCAACAAGTTCTTTAGCGAGATTCAGGACATTATGTCCAGCAACAGGACAGGTGGCGCATTCGTTGAGTCCAGCGCACTGGAAGACCCTCGCAAGGCTGAAGAGATATGGAATGACCCGAACCCACTGATCATTGTGGCTGATGGATCGCTGGGAAGAGGCGCGATACAGGAACGGAATCCAATACAGTACCCACAAGGACTTGACCGCCTAATGGAGTGGGCAGTGATGTCTATCCCTCAAGTGACAGGGGTGAACACTGAGCTATTAGGACTCGCTGATCGTGAGCAGTCTGGCGTACTAGAACTCCAGCGTAAGAAAGCTGGCATGACCATACTCGCTGGCCTATTCGATAGCCTGAAGAGTTACCGCAGATCCAGGGGCAGAGTGTTGCTGTACTTCATTGAGGAGTACATTGCTGATGGTCGATTGATCAGAATCACAGGTGAGGACGGTATCGAGCAGTATGTCCAGCTCATGAAGGATGAGGAGACCAAGAAATATGATGTGATCGTGGACGATAGCCCAAGCTCACCGAATGCCAAGGAAGAGACCTATGCCGTATTGAGCGCGATATTGCCTCAGTTACTGCAAGCTGGGTTACCTGTGCCGCCTGAACTGCTGGATTACACACCACTGCCCTCACAGCTCACTGAGAAGTGGAAGAAGATGATCGAGGATGGCAAGAATAACCCTGAAGCACAGAAGGCAGCACAGCTTGAGGAGCGCCTGAAGACCGCTGAAGCACTGAAGGATGAGTCTGTAGCTGAACTGAACAAGGCTAAGGCCAAGGTTGAGCGGCTAGAGGCACAGATGAAACCGTATGAATCACTATCCAAAGTAATGGACTAACCAACGAGGACAATATGACATGGCAATCGATGATATCCAGGAGAAGTTCGACGACAGCACCGATGAGACAGAGACTGTGGTGGAGGAAACTCAGCCGGTTGCTGACTTCAAGAGTGAAGCCAAAGCCGAAGAGCCTGAATCCAAGCAAGAAGAACCGGAACAAAAGAGTGAAGCGGAGCCGGAAGAAAAGAAGCCAGAAGATGTGAAGATGGTGCCCTATGCGGCATTGCATGAGGAGCGGCAGAACCGCAAAGAATTACAGGCCGAGATGGGCAACATGCGCGAGCAGATGGGTCAGTTCAAAGGACTGGCTGAAGAGATGAAGGAAATGCGCGGATCTCGTGCTGCCGAACAGGAAAAGACTGATGAGGCCGCCTTCTCTGATGATCCTATTGAGGCACTACGCCAGCAGAACCTGAACCAGCAAGCACAGATCGATGGCCAGAACGCAGCTAAGACTGCCGAAGAGGAGCAGCAAGCCCAGCTTAACCAGCAGCAGCAAGACTTCCAGGCCATGATGCAGAACGTATCCTCCAAGGTAGCGGAGTTCGAGGGCGAGAATGCCGACTATCCTGAAGCCTTCAAGTACCTGATGGACTCCAAGCTCAATGAATACAAGGCTATCGGCATCACAGATCCGATGGAATTGCAGCAGACCTTTGATCGTGAGGCTATAGCCTTGAGTGTGAATGCCATTAATCGTGGCGTTAACCCCGGTGAGTCAGTGTATAACCTGGCTAAATCACGAGGCTACACGAAGGCCGAAGCACTATCTGACGTTGAAGATCCAATAGCGAAGGAGAATCTCGATAAGACCATGGATCGACTGGAAGCTGGCACGAAAGCAGCCTCCACACTGTCCGGTGGTACTGGCGGCAAGGTCGAGGGAGACCTGACATTGGCTGATATCGACAAGATGGGTGAGTTCAACAAACTCTTCGACAAGATGTCAGGCGGGAGTATATACAGCAACGGATAGCTTGCTATAATCAACACAAATCGTCCAAGGACGTTAAATACTCGTCACCCTGACGTTAAACGAGCACTTGCGACTGGTAGTCGGTAAATACCGAGGCGTTTAGTCCTACGAACAGGACACGACAACTTAACAACTACAAGGAGCCTCACCATGGCCACAACTG